TCTGCTTTAATATTTATTAAAAGTATTGCTCAAGATTATCTTAAATATGTATATCAAGGTGGTATAGAAAGACCAAAGAAGTCTAAGATATTTGCACCAGTAACATCTGCTGGTGGCGAAAGATTAAACAAATATGGAAACTTAATCGGACTTAATGGCAAAAAAGTTGATAACAGAAAGGATTTATTTTTAAAGAATAATGCATTATGGAAAAGAGAAGACGATGGTGGTCTTAAACTTATTGCTGTTGCTAAACATTTTATTAAGCATAGAAAGTTTTTAGATTTCTTTAAGATAGGATTTGGTGTAATCAAAAGGAATTACGACAAAGAATTAGATAAGCAAATAAAAAAGGTAATAAGATGAATGTAGCTATAGACTATGACAATACATATACCTTAGATCCTGTAGCTTGGAATAAAATAATAAATTTATTATTAGAATCTAATCATAAGGTTTATTGCGTAACTAAGAGGTATGAGGCTATAGCTGAAGACATTAGAGAAGCATTAGATATTCCTATTGTGTACGCATTAAAATCTAAACTAGAAGCGGTGCAATCAAAGGGCATACAGATTGATATTTGGATTGACGATAGACCACATTCAATAACTCCTTACAAGGCTCTTAAACAAGCTCACAATCCCTTTAAATATAACAAATGGAGATAACACCCCATGTCTAGGTTCTTTTGCAAGTCTAAAACCAACGAGGGTTGCGATTTTTTTATTTTTTTAGACTCAAGCTCACTCAATCAAACTTATTTAATATAAATGGCTACGCAAGTTGAGTTAGCGAAGCATTTAGGCATGACACCGCAAAGTGTTTCAGAATTAGTTAAAAATGGCGTGTTTACAATAAAAAAAGGAAGATCGCCTGTTGATATAGATGTATGCAGAATTGAATATATAAATCACCTAAGAAAAAATGCGAATCACTTTAAGAAAAGTGGATCAAAAGGAGATATTGTTGAAGAATCAACAAGACTTAAAAAGTTTCAAGCTGATAAGGCTGAATTAGAAGTAAACCAATTAGAGGGTAAATTAATACCAGCAACTTTAGTAAAAGATACATGGGGTGATTTTGTTAGTAATGCAAAAGCAAAGTTATTAAATATACCTAACAATTTAGCACATCAAGTATTAGCTGTTGAAGATTTTAATCAAGCAGAAGATTTGATAAAAAAAAGTATATATGAAGCATTAGAGGAATTATCACAAAATGGACTACCAAGAGAATATGCTGAACGTACTGAAACAAGTACAGATTCAGCTAAAACCACCGAGTGAGCTAAAGATAAGTGAATGGGCTGATAAGTATAGATATTTATCACCAGAATCTTCTGCTATAAGTGGTAAATATAGAACAGATTATGCACCATATCAAAAAGAGATTATGGATGTATTTAATGATCCTAATATAGAAAAAATTATATGGATGAAGTCAGCTCAAGTTGGTGCTACTGAAATATTAAATAATGTTGTTGGTTACTATATACACATGAGTCCTTGTCCAATATTAATTATGCAGCCTTCTTTACAGATGGCTCAAGCATACAGTAAAGAAAAACTATCTAATATGTTAAGAGATACACCTGTTTTAAAAGAACGTATCAACGAACCAAAATCTAAAGATAGTTCAAATACAGTATTGGCTAAAAAGTTTGATGGTGGCACGACACTTAATATGGTCGGCTCTAATTCAGCAGCTTCATTAGCTAGTCGAAGTGTGCGTATTTTATGCGTTGATGAAGTAGACCGCATGGAATCTAGCGTTGGAAGTGAAGGTGATCCAGTCTTACTAGCAAGCAAACGTACCCAAACATTTTTCAATCGTAAAATATATTTATGCAGCACGCCAACAGTAAAAGGTTTATCACGAATTGAGACTGCATTTGAAGAATCAGATCAACGCTATTACTACGTGCCATGTCCAGAATGTAATCACAAACAAACTTTAAAATGGTCAAATGTAGTTTGGGAGGAAAACAAACCAGAAACAGCTATATATACTTGCGAAAATGGATGTGTCATACATGAATCAAAAAAACATTGGATGTTAAAGCATGGTGAATGGAGAGCAACGCATAAAACTAAGAAAACAGCAGGTTTTCACATAAACGAGCTATATTCTGTTTTTAGTACATGGGGTTCAATGGCTGAAAACTTTTTAGAAGCTAAAAAACAGCCTGAAATGTTAAAAACATTTATAAATACCTCTTTAGCTGAAACATGGCAGCCTGAACCAGAAGAAGCTGTTGAACCTGAAGGACTTATGGCTAAAAGAGAGTCTTATGATTTAGATTCTATACCAGATGAAGCTCTTGTACTTACTTGCGGTGTTGATATACAAAAAAATCGTATTGAGTGCCAAGTTATAGCCTTCAGTCATAATTACGAAATGTGGGTAATTGATTATAAAATTATCTATGGAAGCACTGGTGAAATGTCAGTTTGGAATGATTTAGACTCATATTTACAAACTAAATTTAAAACTCACTCAGGTAGAAATATGTCTATAGCCTGTACTACTATTGATTCAGGATTTCAAACGCAAATGGTTTATGCTTTTACAAAAAATAAAAAAGGAAGAAGAATATTTGCTATAAAAGGACAATCACAAAGCGGTAAAACTGTTGTAGGTAAGCCTACTAAAGTTGGTAAAGAAAATAATACTTTATATCCTGTAGGTAGTGACACTGCAAAAGAAGTAATTTATTCAAGACTTGCATCAGAATATGGTTATTCAACTTTACATTTTCCGCATACAGTTGATGAAGAATATTTTAAACAACTTACAAGTGAGCAAAGGTTCGTAAAATTTGTTAAAGGAAGAAAAACTTTGTATTGGAAACAGATACGTGAACGTAATGAAGCTCTTGATACAATTTGTTATGCTCTTGCTGCTGCTTATATACTTAATCCAAACTTTGATTTAATAGAACAACGTCTTTTAACAGGAAATGTTAAAGAAGTTACTAAAAATGCTACAAAATCAAATAATAAACGCATAAATAGAGGAAATTTCGCTACTTCTTGGAAATAGATATATAAATATCATACTGAAGCGTTGACATTTATAAATTGAGCAATAGTGTTAATAGTAGATTAATCTATTACACATTATTGAGGTTTCTACTTGTCTAACGCATTTGATAGAGAGAATTATTCAACAAAAGAACCAAATACATTAGTTTTGGGCGATTATTGGTCTTGGAAACGAGATGATCTTGCTACAGACTATCCTGTAGGCACTTATGCACTTACTTACGAGTTTCATTCTGACTCTGGCGGTGGTGGCACTAAGAAATTTACTCTAACTGCTGTAGAAGCTGACGATACTTACTACATTGAATCTGCATCATCAACAACTACTGGTTATGCAGTTGGCGATTATGTTTGGGAAGCCTATATAACAAAAACATCTAGTTCAAATAGAATTATGGTTGATTCAGGAAGAACTAGCATAACTGAAAATCTTGCTAATACTAATGCTGATTTAAGAAGTCACGCTAAAAAAGTTCTTGATGCTTTAGAAGCTGTTATTTCCAACAGAGCAACTATGGATCAGAGTTCTATGTCTATTGCAGGTAGGTCATTATCAAGAATGTCAGTTGATGAATTGCTTACATTTAGAAACAGATACAAGGCTGAATACCTAAAAGAAATTAAATTAGCAAGAATTAGAAACAAACAAGGTTCAGGTAACACGATTAAAGTTACATTTGGAAGGAACGTATAATGGCTTGGTACGACAAATTTATAGGCACTAAGCCTAAAAAGAAACAAAATACTTTTAAAAGAAGCTATACAGGAGCAAATACAGGAAGATTATTTGCTGACTTTTTAACTACTTCTACAAGTGCCGATGCAGAAATTAAAGATAACATACGAATATTAAGGGATAGAGCTAGGGAACTTGCAAGAAATGATAGCTATATAAACAGATACTTAAACCTAATGGTATCAAATGTTATCGGAAAGCATGGTGTAAGAATTAGCAGTAAGAGTCGTAATGATAATGGCACGCTTGACCTTGCTGCTAATCAGCTTATTGAAAAAGCATGGAAGGAATGGAGTCAAATAGGCAACTGTACTACTAATGGACGTTTATCTTTTTTAGATTGCCAAAAAATATTTATAGAATCTTTATGCAGAGATGGTGAGGTTTTAATAAGAAAAATAAAAGTACCTGATTCGCAATTTGGGTTTCAATTACAGTTTTTGGAAGCAGATCACTTAGACGAACAAAAAAACGAAAACAATAAAACAAATGGCAACAAAATAAAAATGGGTGTCGAAGTAGATAAGTACGATAAACCAGTAGCTTATCATTTGTTTAAAGAGCATCCTTACTCAAATACTTATATGAGTAGTAGTAAGCATATAAGAGTACCAGCAGATCAAATTATTCACGCTTATTTACC